GAACGAGAACGACAAGAACGACTAGCAAAGGCAAGTAGATAAGTGGCAACAAAAAACGTAAATATAGACATTATAGCGAAGGATAAGACCCGCCAAGCTATGAGGTCAGCCACAACAGGGGTCGATAAACTAAAACAATCGGTGTTCAATTTAAGAAATGCTCTTGTGGGTATTGGTGCGGGTGTTGCGATAAAGTCGTTTGTGGATGTTGGTAGGCAAGTTGAATCCCTTCAAATCAGATTAAAATTCTTATTTGGTAGTGTAGAAGAAGGTGCAAAAGCTTTTGATGTTATGTCTAAATTTGCATCGAAAGTGCCTTTCAGCCTAGAGCAAATACAAGCGGGAGCGGGAAATCTAGCCGTTGTTGCAAAAGATTCAAAAGAATTAGCAAAGATATTAGAAATAACAGGGAATGTTGCTAGTGTTACTGGTCTTGATTTCCAAACAACAGCCGAACAAATACAGCGTTCATTCTCAGCGGGTGTAGCTAGTGCCGACATTTTTAGGGAAAGAGGTGTAAGAGATTTACTAGGATTTAAGGCGGGTGCTACAGTAACAGCGGAAGAAACAGCCGAAGCATTTGAAAGAGTGTTTGGAAAAGGTGGAAGGTTTGAGGGTGCAACAGATGATTTGGCACAGACTTTCACAGGAACGCTTTCTATGATAGGCGATAAAATATTTAGCTTTCAAAAGGCAGTCGCAGAAGAATTTTTAGTGGGTTTAAAACAAGAATTTGGTGCTTTAGATAAAGCATTACAGGAAAATGAAGAAACTATTGATAGTGTAGCAAAAGCCGTTGGAAAAGGTTTATCAAATGCCGTAATAACTGTTGGAAAAGGCATAAAGATAATAGCGGAAAACTTTGAAACTTTAAAAGCTATTGGCATGGGTATTGTGGTTGCAAAAATTACAACATCTTTCCTAAATCTTGCTATTGCTATCGGTAGGGTAAGGGTGGCAATGATAGCCTTTTCCAGAGTATCTAAAACAACTGTAATAGGTATTTTAGCGGGAGTGGGTTTAGCTGTTGCTGAAGCGACTGGTGCATTAGATAAAATGTTTGAAATGTTCGAACAGCCAAGAGGTATTGAAGATTTTCGTGCTGAAATGGATATTATAAAAGACCAGTTCAAAATGTTTGAACATAATGGGGTCAAAGGTTTCGATGCAGTTCACGAATCCTACAATGCTTTAATGCAAGATATGAAAATTCATTTAAGGGATGCAGAACTAACTACAAATGAAATGGAAGCTCTAAAAAATATGTTACATGAATTAGAAACGGCTTATATGGCTGTTCCTTTAGAAGCTATATCGGTCGGAATGGATGAAGTAACTAAAAAAACCAAAGGGCAAAAAGACGAAATAGAAAAATTAACTACTGTTTATGCAAATTTCAAAAAAGGTTTTACCGATGCTTTTTCTACACAAAAAGAGATGTTTAAAGAAATACAAGATATAGGAAGGGGAACATTTGAGGGATTGAAACAATCATTAACAGATTTCGTTATGACAGGGAAACTAAGCTTCCAAGATTTATCAACTTTTATTGTTAGAAAAACTGTTGAAATGCTAATAGGGCAAGCAATACAAAACGCTTTTGAGAAAGGAATGGCAATGTTTAAAGCAGATGCCATCAAGAAAGCCATGATAAGTATGTATGAAGGAGCAATGAAAACTTTTGCTTCTATACCCTTCCCATTTAATGTAGTCGCTGTAGGCGGTGCTTTAGCCTTTGGAGCGGGTTTAATAAATAAAATAAGAGGGTTTGAAAGGGGTGGTAGACCGCCAGTAGGAAGACCAAGCATTGTTGGGGAAAAAGGTGCAGAACTCTTTGTACCAGACCAAGCGGGAACAGTCGTACCAAATGACAAGCTAGGAATGGGTAAACAAGTCACAGTAAACTTCAACATCAATACTGTAGACGCTAGGGGTTTCAACGAATTATTGGTAAATAGTCGGGGTGTAATCGTAAACCTTATCAATAGTGCTATGAACGAAAAGGGTAAGATGGCAGTCGTATGAGTGGAGCTTTACCAAAAACAGATTTTACAGCTATCAATATCAAGAGCAATCAAAAGACTTTGTTTAGTGAAACGGATAGCGGGAAGACATTTAGAAGACAAGTGCAAGGTCAACGCTTTAGTTTTACCCTTTCATATCCCCCTATGACTAGGGCAGACTTTGCACCAGTCATGGCTTTTATTATGAAGCAGAGAAACAGAAAAGATAATTTTACAGTAACCTTCCCAAGCTATCTAAACGCACAGGGCAACGAAACAGGAACTTTGTTGGTTAATGGTGTTCATGCGGTTGCTGATACAACGATAGCAATAGATGGGTTTGCGGGTGATGGTGCGGGTCGACTCAAAGCGGGTGATTTTATCAAGTTTGCTCACGATAAAGTTTATATGGTGGTTGACGATGCAACGTCATCTAGTAATGCGTCAACAGTCACAATAGAACCACCCCTTAGAGAAGCACTAGCGGATAATAGTGCAGTTACTTATGATTCAGTACCTTTTACAGTTCATCTAACAAGTGATGTTCAAGAGTTCGCAACAGGGCAAAACGACAAGAATGGAAACTTATTATTTAATTATGAGTTCGATGTAATAGAGAGTTTGTAAATGGCTAGAGGTCTAACAAGTGCAGTAAAAACAGAACTAGCCACAGGAAATATTGAACCAGTTATTTTATTAGAATTAGGTTTTGGAACGCCAGTATATCTAACAAATGCAAGCTTTGACATAACATCAAGCGTTTCTGGAACATCAAGAACATATCAAGCAAACGGACATTTTAGAGGAATTACAGGGGTAAGCGAAACAAACGCACCTTCAAAGAATAGCCTTATCGTTAATCTTTCTGGTGTTGACCAAACCTATATATCCATAGCACTCAATGAAAACATCATTAACGATAATGTATTTGTTTATAGGGGGTTTTTAGATGCAAACCTTGCACTAATAGCTGACCCATTTCTTTTGTTTTATGGAACAATAGACGAATATAAGATTACGGATACCACAAAATCAGCAAGCATAAACCTAACTGTTACGTCACATTGGGGTAACTTTTCTAAACAAAGTGGTAGAACAACGTCAGACACTTCACAAAAAAGGTTTTTTTCTTCTGATAAAGGCATGGAATTTTCCGCTTTGACTGTAAGCGACATAAAATGGGGTCGGGTATGAGTAGCGTTCATATATATCAAGCAGAGAAAAAAGATTTTCAAGAGGTCTTTGATTTGTTGATAAATTTTAAAGAAGTTGACCTAGTTGACGTAGATTTGCCCAAAGTAGATAAGCCAAAACTAAAAGCGTTTATTGATTTCATTTTACAAAAGGGCAAGATTATTCTTGTGAAAGAGTTAGACCAACAGGAACTTATTGGCTGTTGCATATTTCATAAATCAGAATATTGGTTTAGCAAACAGGAACTTATAAACATAAATATTCTATATATTAAGAAACAATATAGAAATTTTAAGCTAGTAAAAACGCTGATAGATAGCGTGAAAAATGTGGCTGATGATTTGCCGATAGTTATGGGGGTCACAACAAAACTTGAAATAGGTGCTGTATTAGAAAAACTTGGGTTTGAAAATATGGGTGGAAACTGGAGATTAGCTTAAATGTGTGATTTTAGTGGTATCGGAGATTTTTTTGATGATGTAGGCGATTTCGTAAGGGATGTAGTTGATGTAGTCGTAGACGTAGTAGAAGACGTTGTAGGATGGCTAATACCACAGCCAGACATTCCAGAGTTCGGGGATGACTATGCAGAACAGCAAGCACAGGGGATATTAGTCAATAAATTTAGGGCAAACGCTTCTATTCCTGTTGTATATGGCACAAGAAAAGTCGGTGGTAATGTTGTATTCTTAGAAACATCGGGAACAGATAACCAATATTTATATATGGCTTTGGTTCTTAGCGAAGGAGAAATAAACAGCGTAGAAACCCTATTTGTAAACGAAAACCAAGTAACTCTAAGCGGAGCATTGACCGATGGCACACAAAGAACAGTAGCTAGTTCGGATTCAAACTTCTTTGCTGACTCTAGTCTTATTACAGTCGAAGCACATTTAGGAACAGATTCACAGTCAGCATCAACCCTATTATCTACACTTACTTCATGGACTTCAAACCACAGATTACGAGGGTTAGCCTATCTAGCTTTAAGATTTGAATGGAACGCTGATAAGTTCGGGTCATTGCCTAAAGTGCAAGCGATTATAAAGGGTCGGAAGGTCTACAACCCAAATCTTGATGGAACAGTTACAGGGGGTAGCGGTAGCCACAGGGCAGATACAAGCACAACATGGGAATATTCGGATAACCCAATATTACAGCTATTAGACTACCTCAGAAACGATAGATTTGGCATGGGTATCCCAAACAGTTATTTCGATAGCAACTTTGCGGATTGGCAAACCGCCACAGATGTATGTGATACAAATATCACACCTTTCAGCGGTGCAAGCCAGATTGATTTAATGGATAGTCATGCGGTAGTAGATACATCAGTAAAAGCTATAGATAACGTCAAAAACTTTGTAAGGGGGTCTAGGTCGTATCTAAACTTTTCGGGGGGTAAATACAATATATTGGTCGAAAGCACAGGGTCAGCGTCTATAACGCTCACAGAGGACAATATAATAGGCGGTATTACAGTTCAGAGTAAAAATAAAAACTCACGATATAACAGGGTTATTGTAAACTTCATAAATCCAGATAAAAATTATCAGTCGGACACAGCACAATTCCCGCCAGTAGATGAAACAGGGTTAGCATCGGCAGACCAACACGCCAATATGAAAACCGCTGATGGGGGTCTTTTATTAGAGGGCAGATTTGACTTTTCTATGTTTACAAGTCCATATCAAGCTCAAGAAATGGCAGAGATAATATTAAGAAGGTCAAGAACTAGCCTTGATATATCACTTAGAGCGGACGCAACAGCCTTAGACCTAGCCATAGGGGATATAGTAAACGTAACCCATGCAACCCCTAGCTTTTCCGCAAAACCCTTTAGAGTACAGGGAATGTCGATAAATACAGACCACACAGTAAGTTTACAATGTTCAGAGCATCAAGATAGTTTCTACACATTCGGCACACAACAGGAAGTGGCAACAATACCCGACACAACACTACCAAACCCCTTTTCAGTACAGCCACCCGCAAGCATTACACTAGCTGATGAACTGGTAGAGTATGCCGATGGAATTGTTATAACCCGAATGTTAATCACTATTGGAGCGTCAACAGACCTTTTTGTTGATAATTATGAGGTACAAATAAAGCAGACATTAGACCCCGATGGGAACGCTGTAACTGATTCATTTAGAGAAATAGCAGTTGGAAAAATACTGGAATATCAACACCTTAATGTGATTGATGGTGCAACCTATCAAGTCAGAGTAAGGGCAGTAAATACTATAGGGTCTAAGAGTACCTTTATATCAACTACAAGGGCAATAGTAGGGGGTGTTGAACCGCCTAGCAATGTAGAAGATTTCGGGGTTGAGTTGCATGGTCAAGACCATCTAAAGCTTACATGGACACCCCCTTCAGCAAATAGCGACTTGGATATATCTTTTTATGAAATACGCTATCAAAATGTTACAACGGGTGCTAACTGGCTAAACTCAACAAATCTTGTTAGATGCCCTAGAAGAAAATGCGATAATGCAGTAGTACCCGCCAGAGTCGGTTCATATCTTATCAAAGCAGTAGATAAAAACGGCAATACATCGGCAGAAGCCACCATAGTCACAACCAATATTTCAGCTATACAAGCCTACAAACAAATATCAACATTCACAGAAACACCCGATATTTTTACAGCGTCAGACCAAATGGATGCAACATTTCCTCTTGCTGTTAAAATAGACCCATCGGGGGATGTTATACTATCTTTAGATACAGTCACTAATTTTGACGATACAGTAGGTAATTTTGATAGTGTTGAAGGGGATTTTGAGCTAGGGGGAACAGATACAACGTCAAACCCAAACTTCAATAATACAAACAGAGATTCAAAAGGGTTTTACAATTTCACTAATTCTCTTTCACTTACACAAATATTTGATGGCAATATAGAACCCAGTATTACGCTAGACGCTGAAAACCCTTACGATTTGTTTGATAGTGGTCGAGGTGCATTATTATTCGATGAAGCCAAAGCACCTTTTGATGGAACGGAACAAATACACGCTTTTCATAGAGTGCAGATAGCAAC